GTTCTGCGTCTGATCTTGAAACATCGAACTTCTGTCTGATCCTTCTTGCCATTTCCCTAGACGAGTTGCCAGCGATAAGACCTCGCTGAAGCTCTATGTTTATCTCGCTTTTGAGGTTTTCTTGGTGCGACCATATTCTGTCTGAATATGTGGCGTTGAAGAACGAAGCGTTGACGATGTTCTTGGCTCTCTTGACCACATTGGCGTTGGTGATGCTCTCGCCTAGTATGCCAGCCTGTCTTTCAAGCTCTCGCTCCGTCCTGTCCGTAATGGTCGTTTCATAGAACTGCTCAAGGCTGTTTGTGCCGTCCACTAGGTACAGACCTATCTGCGCTTTCAGCAGTTCAAGCCTGTTGATCTTCATAGTGGCGTTATACAGGCGCATTTCCTCATTGGCTTTCTTGGAGAAGTTGCGGTCCTTTGCGTACTCTTCTGCCTTCTTCGCAAAAGCCTCGACATCTGCCTGTGCTACTCGTCTTTTGGCTTCCGTGATGTCTATGCCCTCGGCGCTAGCGTACTTACCATAGAACGCTTCTATCTGCTCGTTGGCATCTGCGTACATTCGCTCATAAATGCGCTCTATCTCACGGAGCTGTTGCTCTTCTTCTTTCAGATACAGTTCTCGCTGTTGTTCTTCCCTTTTTCGCCAGTATTCATAGTTAGCCGTAAGCCGTATTTTCTGCGCTGATGTCAGCATTTCTATTCACCTACGAACATGTTGTCAACCACGCTCGGTTGCTGTTCTTCCGCTATCTTCTCTAGTTCCTCGCTCACGTTGTCTACGATCGACAGAGCTTTGAGCTGGGTTTCCTTGCTGACTATGCCTTCAAGGTTCTTCGCAACCTCGGTCTCGCTCTCAAGGTTGGCTGGGTAGTTGGCAGTGAATCTGATGTCAATGTCGTGCCAAGCGTCCTTGCTGACCTTGTGCTGTTGGGCTATAGGACTGCTGAAGATGATCTTGTACCTGTCCATCATCGAGCTCGTGAATCTGCGTGCCTTCGAAGTGAACAGATTGCTCATAGCCTCCAGCTTGTACCTTAACGCTATGCCCGAAGATGTCCCGAAGTTCTCGTCACTGATGTTGGCGACCATTGAGGTGAGGAAGATGTCCTCCTTCAGCCTGTCAAGCAGATGTTCCTGTGTCTCGTCACTCGATGGTTTACCCATGAACTCCACGACAGGCAAAGAACCATCAGACATGTCGCCCTCAAAGTTGATCAAACGAGTGCGTCTTATGTGGGTCGTGTCACTGTCGTCAACCTTTGCGCCTATAACTTTCAGGTAAGCGTCTGCGAAGTAGTCTACATCGTTTGCCTTTTCCGATAGCGCCTTGTTATACGCATTGATCGCTGGCAAAGCACTCTCGAAGAGACCCATGCGCTCCTCGTTGGCGATGTACTCGACTGCCGGTACATAACCGAAGCCGTGAACATAAGGCTCGTCTTCCCAGCGGTACTCGCCACCCTCGAAGTAAAAGTGTCGCACGTATTTTTCGTCTGAATAACTGCCGTGCTCTACTCCGTCTGCGTCCGTGTAGTACCTGATGAAGTACATCGGTCTTTCAAGTATGGAATCGTCAACAAGCATAAACGCCTCAAGGTTAGACAGATAAGTTATGCCAATCTCGCTGTTTGCCTTGTTGTAGTACATCTCGAAGCTCGATCCGCTGATGTCACACAACTTGCTGATCTCGGCATTGTTGTTGTCGCCGTCATTCGTGACATTCAGATAGTCGATGTACTCGTTCACAGCCTTGTCTTCCGCTGTGACCTTTGCCGGTATTCCGATGAAAAAGCCGTTGAAGGTGTCAGTGATGTACTTTGCATAGTTCACCGCTATCCTGTTGTCGGGCTTATAGTCCATCTTTGGCGCTTCAAAGAATATCGGGTACCTGTTCCTGTAAGCATCTGCCAATGGCTTTTTGAATCTCGCTACATCTGCCTTGTGCACTTGTATGTACGTGAATAGAAGTTCCCTCGTCAACTCTGTATCTTGCGGTATTCTATAAATCATATGCCGTATTTTACCTCCTTGTTCAGTGTTAACGACTTCTTGCCTAGTTGTCTGATCGCACTGGCCAATGAATCCGGGCAGTCATCGTGCTGTGCGTGTTCTGTATAATCTAGTATCTCTGCGATGTATTCCGGGTCTGTATCATTTATAAAAAACACCCTGTTCCAGTTTTCTTTCAGATAGGTGCTTATCTTGATATGCTTGTTCATTTTTTCGTGGTATGTTGCCGATACATCGCCTCGTGCTTTCAAGGTCTTGTTCAGATACCCCTTGTCTGCATTTGTCTCTGTCCATGTAGTGCCCGCTAAATATTTCGCTTTTAAGCGCAGAATATCGTTCAAGCAATCATCTACATGCTTTTCATATTTTCTACCGAATACGATGAGATTTTCGCCCTTTTCGGCTATCACAGTGAACGCTGTGGAATCCTCACCGCCATAGGAAGCGTCTATATGACAGATCCCGCCATATATCAGCTCTGTGTCTTTGGTGAATCGAGCATCCTTGAACAGTGCGTTTTCGTCTGCGATATGTTTCAACTCGTAGTTGGCGCTGAACAGGCTAGGTGACATCTTCGCCCTGAGGTCTTGTATCTCTGCCTGTGTCATCAAGCCTGTAGTGTAGCAGTCATACTTCTTGATGTTCGGCATCAATGAAAAAGCATCGTCTTTGTGCCACGGTGTGCCGGTGTTGATGATCCTACCGCCTCGGTTCTTGATGTTCTGAAGCTCCATATACATCAGCTTCGTGCGCTCACGCTCCGCTCGGCTTATGCGGTCTTTGATGTTTACTATGTCGTCAGTAACCACTATGTCAGCGTGCTTGCCTGTCAAGGACCCTCCGAGACCTATGCCGACTATCTGGCTTGCTCCGCTCTTGCCTCGGTACAGATTGGTGTCTATCTCGTCTTGTGTTTCCTTCTGCACTACGAGGTCAGCGCCATACAACTGCCTTGCTATCTCCTGTGTTGCTCCGCTCCGTAAGAATCGAGCCACCAGCCTTATGACCTCTGCTACGTCTTTATCGGTCTTTCGTAGGAATATGATGTTCTCTCTAGGGTGCAGTATCGTGTTGAGCGTTAGGAACAAGACTAGGTCAGATGTTTTGAAGCTCCCCCGGTGTGCCTGTGTTGTGCTGTCTCCGCTTCCGTACAGCCAGTCTTTCAGCCACACGTTGTGCATCTCGGTGAGGTCTTTAAAGCCTAGCCATCTGCCGACCTCATAGGGCTCAGTCTGTAGCTTCTGAATCAGCCACGCTCGTTTCTCTTGCGAAGCAGTCATCTAATGCCTCCAGTGTGCTGTCTATGTTCGCTACCGCAACTTTGTCTACAGGTTTCTGACCGATAGTATCACGCAGAAATTCTGCATCGGCTCTGCTATCTTTAGCACGCTCTATGATGCCGGTTATATAAGCGTCCCAGTCTTCTTCGCCCATCTTTTCAAGAATGCGGTCTTTTATCAGTTTGCGCTCGGCATTATTCTGTTTTCGTTTGTCTGCCGACTTTCGCTGTGCTTCGACCGCTACTCGCCCGCTAACAAACTGTGTTTCTGCGTTTCCACGCTTTAGGTTCTGTTCGTTAGCCATGCTGTTTCCCTCGTAAATAAAAAGACGCTCGCTCGGAGCGTCCCTCTCGTCTTTTTCTACGATACCATTTTAGCAGAAAAGTTTGTGACATTCAGTGTGAAGTTTCCATTTTCTTCCCGAAGGCATCCAGCGCTATGGCGTGCAGTTTCCGAAGGTAGTCATAGTCATAATTCAGCTGGCGTGCCACTTCTTTGGTGGTCTTGCTGGCGCAATATTTAAGCGTCAGCACGTTCTTCAGCCTGTTGTCTTCTATCTCCTCGATGATTCCCGAAGCTGTCTGCAGTCTGCGCATGTAGTCTGTGAACATCTCTTTGTATCGCTCGTCCAGTTCCAGCATCTTGCTCACCGCTATTTCCATTCCGTCAAAGGTCGGGCTTGACTGCACCCGGACTTCTGCGTTGATCGAACCGCACCCGGAAGCCTTTACAAGCAGGTCTTCGTGCGCCAATCTGTTGATCTTCATTTTGGTATTGAGCACTATCATCTCTTTCAAGAAGCATCTTGCCCTGTAAGCATCTTCTGTCACTTCGTCTACCTCCTGTCTCTGTCTATCCAGTACAGCACTACCAGCGTCATACACAGCACTGCTACTACCCCGAACACTGTCTTGCATATTACTTCAACCATTTTCGCCTCCTAGATCAGTGAATGTTCCCGGTACAGCGTGATCCAGTCGTCTAGTGTCATAGTGACCAGCCATTCTGTGCCGTTCTTCTTGTGCATTACGACAGGCATCTCGCCTTGTCTTGCATCGTGTTTGCTCTGTGCCATAGCATCAAAGATGTTTAGCCTCTCCACGTGTTTGCACTCTATGTGGATTCCGTCCAGTCCTACTACATCAGCATCACCATTTGCTCCTGAATACTGCTGACCTCTTCGTGCAT